AGTTGTCCACCTATATCATCCGCAGCTGGACTATCACTGGTTCTGTTAAGAATTAATTTAGGAGCAGCGTTAGCATCAGCCTTATCAATATTAATTTGTAAACCTGAATCCGCTACATGGGCCAATGAAATTTCACTATCTGCGCCAAAATCTATTTTACCGCTGTCTGACACCAAACTTAAATCATTTGCAATAGCTATATTTTCTAAAACATTTATAACAGTTGATGATGACCCACTACCAGGAAACTTTAAAATATAGTCTTTACCTGCTAATAATTCTACATCTCTAGCGGCATCATAAGTTCCTTGAAAAATTAAAATACTTCTACTACCAGATAAACTATTTCTTACAAATACTACTTTTTCAGCGTCATTAGGAGTGAGTTGAACAAAAGCAGTGCCTCCTAAATCTCCACCATCTTTAAATTCAATATATTTATTTCTACCATTTGATGATGTGCCGTTGGTAATAGGTAAATCATTAGGAGATCCTGAGCTACCCGTAGCCGCTAAAGTAATGTCTACCACTCCATTTGTAGCTTCGTCTATCAAATCCATATTTGTGTTAGACATAGTTCCCCATGTACCTGCTTTGTCACCAGTTGCTGGTTTTTCTATGCCTATATTCGTTGTAAATGTACTAGCCATTGTATTGTCCTATGCCACCTTTGTTTGTGAATCATCTATTTCAGTATAAATCGTACTACCAGTGTTAGTTATTTCTGAATAAGTTACACTATCTCCAGTGCTAATGGCAATATAAGTAACACTTTGAGAGTCGTCAATATTAGTATATGTAATAGTTTGTGAATCATCTATGATTGAATAAGTAACATTTTGAGCGTCACTTATTATATTCCAACCAATCAAAACCCCTATTTGTCCAGTGCCAACTTGCCCTTCAGGAGATATCAATATACCTGTGCCTTCTGTTACCGTAACAGAACCTACAGAACTCGTAGCAGATAAACCTGTTACTGATACATTAGCATCAATAGTAACTGTAACAGAGCCTACAGCACCCGTAGCAGATAAACCTGTAACACTTACATTTGCATCAGCACTAACCGAAACTGTGCCTACAGCACCTGTTCCTGATAACCCAGTCAATGATACTGATATACCTGTGCCTTCTGTAATAGTGACAGAACCTACAGCACCCGTGGCAGATAAACCTGTGACACTTACAGAGACTCCTGTGCCTTCTGTAATAGTGACAGAGCCTACCGAACCTGTGGCAGATAAACCTGTTACGCTTACAGAAGTATCGGTTTGACCATAAGGGCCACTATTCCAACCACCTCTACCGTAACCTGTTAAAATGGACACTTAATTTAGGCAATCCTAATTATAGCGTTGGAGGCATTAGCCGCTGGAAAACTAATAACAAAGTCTCCAGAACTAGAGGCTTTGTCAGAACCAAAATTTAAAACAATAACAGAGGTGTCGCCAGTAGTATCTTCGTTAAATATTAATGCACCTCTAGCTGTTATAGTGCTACTTGAAAAAGTAGTGTCAGCAAAATCAGTGATTGCAGTCGTTCCGTCTAAACTCGGATCAATTCGAGTTAAAGTATTACCTTTGGCACTATAGCCCGTGCCACTTACTTCTTCACTGGTAGTGTATGCTGTAGTACCTGCACCTAAACTAGCACTTGAAGTATATAAAGCTAATTTAAAAGTATCACCACCACTATTTAAAAAATTATGTTTGCCTTCTAATAATTCTTTTTTAAAAGAGCTACACATTGCAGATGTAATTGCCATATTAAATATCCTCTATGTTTTTTGCTATGTCTCTATGACCTTGTTGCTCTAAAATAACTTTGATCGTAGACCTTTCACTTTTTGCAACTTGTCGAAAGTAATCAGTTAATAAACTTTTTATACGGCCTTTGTAAGCAATAGCTTGTTCTCGTAAAGGCATTGGTGTGTCGGATGAAATTTGCACAATTCTATTTGTAGCCAAATCAGCCCATTCTTCTGCGTTTAGTCCTCTATTTTTTGATGTAGCAACAACAGGATCTCCTATACTAGATTCAACTTTAAGATTAAACATTAAGCAATAACCTCTTTTCTAAGTTTGTCATAACGATATTCATCTCTAGTATTTTTACCTTCACCAAGATTTTTAAGATAAGCTAACGCTTCTTGATACCTTGCATTATAAATTTGAAACATATCTGCTTCACCTTTCATAAAGGTATATGCTTCAACCAATGAAGCGTACAACAACGCTAATTCAGCGTTAGTGCCTAACCAACTTGTACCATCACTTGTGGCTGTAATAGAGGTAGGTCTGTGGTAATAATGCAATTCCGCTGTCAAAGCAGAGCTGGGAGTTGGTGCTACAATAAACGTGGTTTCATCAAAATCTGCATAATACTGTGGAATACCTGTTGTGTTTGGATTAGGCGTGTAATCTTGTAAAAAAGTTGGATGTTTACGTAATAAAAATATGTTCTCAGAACTGTTAATTATACTCAACGAAAATGTTGATAAATAATCAGTAGGTTTTGTCAAAAACTTATTATTACTAGTAAAAGCACCCGTGACATTTTTACGAAATACATCTAACTGTACCTCTTTAAAAATACGTTCTTCTGCGTTAATAATAAATCTAGATAAATTATTAACAAAAGTAGTTTCACTATTTTGTGTGTAATCTTGTATCGCTGTTTTTAATGTTGTAAAGGTAAATGCCATGTTATGCGCTCACTGTTACTGGACCTGCTGAAGCAAAGCCACCACCGCCTTTCACACTGCCCGTTGTAGCAGTTCCGCTACTAGCAGTAAACGTGTAGCTATCAGCGTCCACTTTTGTTATTGAATACCCTGAAGATGACTCTATTACAGATTCTGTAAAACCATCAAAGTTTTCTACATTCCTAAACCTAACGGTATCGCCTGTAGTTCTACCGTGACCAGGTTCTGTAACAGTAATTACTGCCGAGCCACTATCGCCTGTTCTAAATCCATTGAAAGGCAATAAAACTTCAGCTGCGGGTTCTGTCCTGTCTGGTCTACTTTGACGTAATGCTTGCGGATCGGCTTTTGTGTGTCTAGGCTCTAGTTGAGGCTGCTTAGACTCATACTCATCTTTCCCTACTAATAATCCATTCCACTCTTTAATCATCTCACGCAACTTATAAGTTCTACCTGATCTATCAGATATACCCAAAGCGTGTTTTCCAGAAGCAAAATTAGCCATTATATATTTAATGATGAGTAAGATGGAACTAGACGTAGCGCAGTTCTTTCGCCATCCTCAGCCGCAGCTCGAGCAAATTCTTCTTCGTAAATATCTTTTAGTACACCAATTCTTTGTGGTGATTTTTTGACTGCAAGATGATATGCCAACCCTGCTACTAAGCAAGGTAAAAATCTAAATGGAACATCTGGATTATTAGTTCCTGCATCAGCATCTTGTATTCTTTTTACTCTGTAAAAAATTAATTGATCGGTAGAATTTTCTGGTGTAGGCCACAAATTTATAGTAGGTGTAATTAACCTGTCTACAAAATATTGAGTTGGTCTACCTTGTTGTGTTTTATTAGGAATATTAAGATATTCAGCTCTTGATATTCTGCTTACATTTATATCTGTATTATCCCTTCTAATCACAACCTCTAATAAATCAACTGTTGATTGTGCGTCTACTAAACTAGGATTAGCGGTAACAGTTGTTGTAGCAGAACTAGACGAACCAGTAATAGTTTCTGATGCAGTAAAATCTCCACTAGGAATAGTAATGGTAAATGTTGTAGAGCTAGGTTTTGTAATAATACTAGCTGTAGATCCACTAGTGCCACCTGTGATAGTTTCACCAACACTAAAACTACCACTAGCTGCTACCGTCATAGTAATTGCACCAATAGGATAAGTAGATATACCTGAAGTAGTAGATAAATTAGCTAACGTCTGTGTTACCTGCTCTACAGTCCACAAATTTAAACCACGGTTAGCCCAATCTGCAAAAACTAAATTTAATGATCGTCTAGCAGTTTTAGCATCATAGCCTGTTCGTAATTCAAGACCACAACGCTCAAACGCTTCTTCAGTAATCTCAGCCATGTCTAAATTAAAATCACTTGAACCTGAAGTTGCCACGCTATACTCCTAAAATTCTTTTATACATTCAATAACAATACTATAACTATCTCCAGATGAATGACCTACCGTTGTTAGCAACACATCTCCAGTTTTACCACTACCTGAATAATCAGGAAGACCATTAATACCACTATAATCTAATTGATCAGATAAATCGGCAGGTAATTGAATTGCCAATACATCAGTTGTTGCATCAAAAGTTAATTTCACTCCCATACCAACATTAGAATAAGTTATTTTAGTTATCCTGACACCAGTACAGGAAGTGCCGTCTTGTAAACTAGACAATGCCGATACATCAATCTTTTTTACATTAGCCTCACCGCTTCCATCACTAATATTAGTAAGATAAAAAACAGCTCTTCTTGCGCCATCTTCAATAGTCGTTACGGCTACAGCGTCAGCCATGTTGACCTCCTATTTTTCTTTAATTTTGCCTTGTAAAACCAAAGATTTATATTCAGCACTCCCCTTCGGAGGAAGGGGTGTACTTTTTTTTGTAACCTTAGGTTTAGTCGTACTTGAGGCTTTTTTAGTTTCAGCCATTTTTTATTCCTTTATCTGTTTTGTACAGCCATCAGGTAATCAATAGTCATTGATTTGGTTCCTGTTGCAGAACCAGATAATTCCATTGCACCAATAGCTAAGTTTTCATCATCAGGAAGATTAGTGGTGTGTGTTGCCACTTTGTTTCTATTTACAAAAAACTCAACACTCCCAGTTCCTTTTACATGAAAACCTAAAGTAACAGATGTACCACTTACGATATCAATACCTGAGTCAGTAGTTGTAGCTGTTCCGTCTTTTTCAGTAACACAATCAATGTTGCTATCACCGTCATCTATTTGAAATACTATTCTATCTGCTGCGGTTAGCATAGCTTCTGGATTAGTAGCAAAGTTAACTGTTAGGCCAACACAAACATCCATCGCATCGCCTTCAGCATCAGTAATGAATAATTTAGTTTCAAACCAGATATCACGAGTAGCAGATAACGCAAATATTTCGTTGCCCTGAACAGAAGCACCGTCATTATCAGTAGTTGCTTCGGAAGTTAAAACTAACGTACCATTTTCAGCGTCCGCACCTAGCGCAGCTGTAGCTGAACTATCTTTTATGAGCGTCCAGTCGTTGGTAGTGTCTAATGCTATACCAGTAAAATCATCCATATACATTAAGTAGTCAGGATTGTTTGCAACTGGTAGATTTTCAAACCATTGTCTTTGTCCGTCTTTACCTGCGTAAAGCACTGGGCCAGTAAAATGTACTGCCATTTAAATATCCTCCTTACCAAAGGTTTCGCCCTAGAGTCTTGGTAAGCGTCTGCTGGGTCAGTCGCTAGGGCTAATTATCCCAGATTAATGGGGGAGACTAGCTCCCCCTAATCATTTATGCACCTGGTGAACCAAATACGCAACGTGGATCTGAGAAACCAAAGCTATAACGCTCTCGAGCCTTAAATCTCATGTTACCTGTATCGAAGTCACCTTCCATCTTAGTTGACATTGGCAATCTTTCAAAGTGCAAGAAACCTCTTGGGGTATCTGTCTTAATAAAGAAAGCGTCTGAATCTGTAAGATAGTGGTTTACAACATAACCTTCAGGCAACATTCCCATGTTACGAGAAGCGTTAATGTCGTTATCTGCGGTTCCTGGTCGTAGAGTAGATTCTAACAATCTATCTGCAACAAACTGTAACGCAGGTGGTACAATAAGTTTAGTACCTCTTACCGACACTTTAAGTCCACGCTCATCTACGAACGCAGAAATGTCAATCAAAGAGTTTTCTAAACTTGTTTCGTTCAAGTCAGCAGCTGTGCTCAACTCATTTCGAAAAGTGTTACCATTGGTTAGAGGGTGGTCTGTAGCACAAAGCTCTTTTCCATCTCCACCTGTAACAGTGCTATCGAATGCGTTGTTTAATACCGCAGCAGACTTAACTTGTTTAGTGTGTGCCATACTTCTAGCTAATGCTTTGGTATAGCGACTTGCAAGACGATCATAAAGATTATCTTCAATCGCTTCTTCAGTAATTGAGAAAGCAAGAGAAATAGTCTCATGTGTATATCGTGCTGTGAAAGCCTCTTGTGCATCATCAAATGTAACAGCGGCACCTTCAGATTTAACGGGTGCAGACCCAAAACCTGTAAGCATCACTTCTTCTTCAAACGCTCTGTCTGAAGATTCTGTTTCATAGATTTCTGCGTGTTCATCGTCATACCTAGCGTACTCCATCCCAAAAAGGGCATTGAGGCCAGGCTCTAGCTCTTTCGCTAATTGTGCTCTACTAATAGCCATGTTTTAACCTCCTTATACGCCAGTAGTTGATGGTGTTCCAGCAGCAATAGAACCAGTAGGAGCGTTGAAACTATTGTTTAAACGCACAATAAGTCCTATACCTGCGGATGCAAAGTCAGCATTTGATGGGTCTTCTTGCCAACCCATAATCCTGAGATGCAGTGAATTGGTTGTCGCAATGGTGCTAACCGCTAATGCAGCTGAAGAAACACCAGTAGTATTGTCTCCGCTTTGACCACTTGAAAAGTTGGCATTAGCAAATACAGCAGCCCTTGTAGTTGCTTCATCAGTTAATGAAGCATCAGACGCAATCAAAAACAATTGATTAGGGTCATCTGCAACAAAAGCCTTTACAGGGTGATTACTATCAGCACCTGACCCAGGCCAGTTATTAGAAAATACAACTTTACCAGTTGTACTAGATACAAACTCACAACCCATGAAAGCACCTACTAAACTAACCGAACCACCTGCCGCAGCTCCTACACGGTCGATAAAACCTGTGCTTAAAGGAATTACTGGCATACCTTGGTAGATTCGATTTGAGTTATCAGATGCAATTTCATAAGGAGTATAGCCTGTAAAACCAGTAGAATTAGATCCTTGCCCTAACTTAGCGATAGGACGAAGACCAAAAGCTCCGTTTATATTAGCCATAATTTATTATCTCCTAGCCCTCCTCTTTACGGGGGCCTCCAAATGTTACACTTGTTTGCCGATCAGGTTTACTGATAGGCATCGCTGGGTGCTGTTCTCGCGCTAAATCGTTATCAACAGCAGTCATCTGATCGCGGGTCATTCCCCGAAAATAAGCATTGCGTTCTTCCACAATGTCAATAGGCACTCTTGCTAGTAGTAAACCTCCTACACCAATCACTCCTGCGTGTTTCCCATCCTCAATGGTTGGAGCATCAAACTCAGGATAATCCTCAGCTCTAACTAAGTCCCATCCTTCGCGCATTCTTGCAGATATGTTCTTTCTATCATCAAAGCCCATAACTTCCGCACGAATCCATCGATGCTTGTAACCCTCTGGTGCTGGAGGTGCTTCAAGAGCTGAAGGTGGCCTCCAAGGTTGTCTTCGAGACTCCCTTTTTCGGGTTTCACTGTTTCGTGAAGTTCTACTTCTAGTTGTTTGGCGAGTTGTGTTCTCGTTTTGTTCTGTCATTATCTAACTCCTACACGTATTTTGCATATTCCTCAAGAGGAACATTTAATCGTTTCGCTATCGCTACCTGTGAAGGGGTTAGACGAACTGTTTTTTGTCCACCCTTTCTGCGTGAAGCGGAAGATTCAGCAGATGCCACCTTCCTACTTGCCACGTTTTTATTAAACTTATGCGGAAACTCCGCAGCCATTCGTTTATCTATCTCAGCATAATACTCATCGCTCATCGGGTCAAATCCTTCTTGATTGACCAATCTGTCATCAATAAGTCTAGCAGCGTATGTCATTACCTCATCTTTACCAAACCAATCATTTTTTTGTACCCAATCTTTCAATAATGGTTCCTCTTCAAAAACCTGTTGCATAGATTTTTGTGGTTGTTGAGGTTGAGCTTGTTGCGTTGCAACAGGATCGGCTTCAACTGTTTGTGCCGCAGTATCCTCCGCTTGTTTTTTAGCGGTAGCTAAACGCACTTTGTCAACGGATAAATTAGCTAATGCTTCTTGTGCTTCAACTATCTTATCTACATCACCTGACTCATGTGCATCACGTAATACTTTTTTAGCTACATCTAATTGAGATTGTACTCGAGTATTAAACTCTTCTTGATAACCTTCATCAAGTCTTTGCAATCTCTTTTCAAGCTCTTCGTTACGCTTCTTAACATTTTCAGCAAATTTAATTGCTTCTTGTTTTTGACGCTCCTCTTCTCGATAACGATGAGTTAGCTTATTAATACGTGACTTTACATTGTCACTGTATTGTTCTAATTCATCTTCTTTTTTATCATCAGTGGTTTCTAATTTAAGCTCTGCTTGTTTATTATCATCCACTACCTTTTTTTCTTCTAAGTCAACATCGACCGCAGTTTCTTCACTGTCGCCAACTTCTATTGGTTTTTCTTCTTGCACGTTGATTGTCCTTTTTTAATTAAACGTGTTGTATATCATCAGGTTCTAATATAGTAGCTATTACCTCGTCATCATTAATTATTCTGACTTCACCGCCTTCTATGCGAAAACGAGCACCAGCATAACGACCAATACAAACCCAATCACCTTCCTTGCACCATGCTTTTTCAGAATCTTCACCAAATTTAGCAATATCCTGATAAGCCAGTGGTCCTACTTTTAAAACATAAGCTACAACTGTGGCTAATGCTTCTCGAGTTCTAACAGCATCTGGGATAGCAATACCCCCATCGCTTTTGGCACGACCTTGGTATGGCATAACTAATATGCGCCAACCTGTAGGTTGTGGTAATCTTTCAGTAAGTTTTTTATCTATTAATTCTGGATTTAAAACTTTTTCTTCTTTATTTACATAAGCGTCCGATAATGATGTTTGCTTTTCTTGCTCTTCTTTTGCAACATGATCTGGAACGTATAACATTATTCAACCTCTATCTTTTTTAAAATATCTCTTATTTCACCTTCGCAAAATCTTAAACCAGTTAACTCACCTACAAGTTTTTGATAACTAGAAAAATCTTTTGTACTGCCCTCTAATATATTTTGCTCTACTAATTCAATGCGCTCTCTAAGGGCTTTGAGCACATGATACGAAAAAGTAGTCGGATCTTCCATAGTTTATTAAAAAGTACCTTTGAAAATTCCACCTGAAGCTCTATTAACAAATTGTTTTGTCCGAGCACCTCTACTTAGTCTTTTAACTTTAGTGTTAACAGATTGTTCTTTTTTTCTTTTAGCAGCTAACTCTGCTTTCTTCTTTTTTTTAGCCGCTAAAGTAGCCTGTCTTTTGGTAATAGCTGGTTGTTTCTTAGTAAATTGCTGCACAGCTCCTTTCACTAAATCTCCAGTTGTTTTTCTACCAGCACCAATTTTACGTCCTGCCATTTCTTTTTTAATTTCACCACGCGCTCTAGTAGCCGCTTGTTTAATTCCTTTAGCTCCTCCAACAGCTTTTACTGCTTTTGAAACACCTGTTGTAATTCTACCTGTAGGGACAGCAGCTAAAGCACCACCAACAATTGTTCCTGCTTGTTTCTTTTGTTTTGCTAATTTATCTTGTGCTGCCTTTGTATCACTGGCTACTTGTTTTTTTCTTGCCTTTATATC